AGCAGTAGATAAAATCCTGTGCGATGCTTGTGGAAAAGATTGCACAATTACTGAACCAGTAGATGAGCATGAATATGCTGAATTAACTGCCACATGGGGATATTTTTCCAACCAAGATGGTATGCAGTACGATATTCATTTGTGTGAAACTTGTTTTAATGAAGTGCTAGGTTTTATTAAGGAAAAAAGAAGGAAAGTTTTGGGTCCGTTTAGTTATCCATATCCTAATGATCCATTAGAGGGAAAGAACTACTTTGTTTAAGCTTAATAAAAGAAGTCGTTTCAATTATTGGAGTTGTTCCAAATTTGCCAACTGGATTAGGGGCATTGAAAAACCTTTTGCTCTTGGATGGGATGAATGGGAAGTTTGGAGAAAAGAATCAGAACAAAAACACCCATTTAGATATTGGGTGGCGGAAGAACTATTAGATTTTTTGCAGGATATTGTTAATCTTCCTATGGATATTTATCATACCATAGAAGTATATGTTCGCAATCGTTTTATTGATAAAATGCACTATCTTAGAACAGGACTAAAGCCGGGACAATATTACGATCTTGACTATAGAATACTTCACGGTCTTTTTAATGAGTTGACAATTTATGTGGAGAGTGAACTGGCTCATCTTAGTAAATGGAAATCTGAGAAGAAATATAAATTTATCGGCGGCAGATGTGCGGAGGCAGGATTGGATTACCTAAACTGGGCAGGTCAACTAAAGATGAACGAAGATTATGGAATTAATCCTGACAATAAAGATTATAACAAACCTACCACCCAAGCAATATCATCTCAAAAAGTATTAGAACTTTACAACTGGTGGAAGGATAGAGATTATAGAACTGATCCAGACTCTGTGTTTACCAAAGAAAAAGATGGTAAAAGCTACTATAAAAAAATAGCCAAGATCATGGATGATTACGATAAAGAAGATACAAAAATGTTGATTGAATTAATTAAAATTCGTGGGAGTTTATGGTCATGAGATTAGATCAAGCAATGAAGCTTAATATTGGAGACAAGGTGGTAAATTGTTTTATGGATGAGCTTATTATATCAAAAATAGATAATAGCTACGATCCAAAACCACCAGTGTTTATTGCACTAGATACTAGACTACAAAAACATTATTTATGGTTTGATGAAATTTATCATCCAGACCTAGCTGATATTTGCGATGAAGAAAAAAGTTTCATTATGTGGGCCAAAGACAATAGAGAATTTGTCGGAGAAAATTTTAGATTACTAAAGACAGTTTATATGCAGGGTTTTGCTATGGGATTTGAACATAAAAAATACCTAACTCATACGGAACATATGCAGAAATAATAATTATGCTAATTTCTGAAATTAAAAAATGGGCAAAGCAACATGGTTATTCTATAGTAAAAGAAAAAGAAAATGATTCTTTTGCATATTACTGGTCAAAAAATGATGATAGTAGTATATCTGGTGTTGCTTATAGCGTAAGCAAAGTTGCTGCCGCTATATTTAATCATATAACAAATAACGCTTGGATAGAACATCAGAAAGAGTATAAAGAAAAACAAGAACTAAAACATTTTGATGTTAGTAATTATTCATAAAATGAGATGGATCAAAAAATTCAAGCCTTGACACAAAATATTCATAGTCTACCATAACGTAAGGATATCGCGTGATATCTTAGTTAATATTAACTTTAAAAGTAATGAGGAAAACTATGTCAAGTACTAGTATGACAAAGCAGGATAAGGTTATGAATTATCTAACAAAGGGCAAGACACTTAGCCAAGATAGTGCCTATAGCCTATTTGATGTTGGTAATCTTAGGGCGACCATTAGTGATATTAAGCCCAGCCTAAAGTCTCGTGGCTTTAGTATCACAACATCTGTTGGTCGTAACGGCGAAACTCGCTATGCAGCAGTTTCTCGTAAGTCATTTGCTAAGTGATATCTAAATGGTAAAGCAAACCCCCGATAAAATTACTGTTAAAACCCAAAATAGCAGAATACTCTCGGGGGTCTTTATCTAATGTCACAACTATTCTTATTTAAAGACACTAATAGTAATAGTGAAGATATTATAGAAGAAGAGATTATTACTGAAGAAGCTACTATCTCAAATGATTTAAAAATTTGTAGAATCTGTAATTTAGAAAAATCTATAGATGATTTTCATCTTGATAGAGGCAAAGCCTATTCTAAGTGTAAAGAATGTTTTAGTGAATATCAAAAAAATCTTAGAATAGCTAAAAAATCAGCACCAGATAAACCAACAGTTTGTGAATGTTGCCATAAAATTCCAGATAAATGGGTTTGTGACCATTATCCTGACACAGATATTTTTCGTGGATGGATCTGTTCTAATTGTAATCTAGCCGCTGGATATATGGACGATTCATATCATGGTGCGGCTAAACTATTTAATTATTTATATCAAAGAAAAGCATGAGCTATATAAATAAACTTAAACAACATCTAATAGAAAATAATATGACCTATTATCAGCATTTAAAATTTGCTGTTTTCTATGGATTTATTTGTTTGGTTGCTGGTTTATGTCTCATAATTCATGCCATATTCCCTTGTTGGTTTCAAACTTCTGGAAGCGATCTGGTACAATACATGGCTATTGTGTTCAAGAAACGTCAACGATTAGACGATACTTGACAATGGGTTTGGCGTATGCTAGAATGGTGGAACACACAGGAGAAATTGGTATGATTCATGATTTTGACTATGTTTGGGGAATGGTTCGTGATCTTAGGGCTACAAGTAGCACCAAGGATAAGGAAGGTATTATTCTGGATTATTGCGGACACAATAGTGCCGCAGCATCTTTCACCAAGAATATTTTGCTTTATACCTATCATCCATTGTGGCAATACAATGTCACTAGTGATAATCTCAAGAAGAAGAATCATCTTGTATCCAGAAAGAATGAATACAAAAATTTCTTTGATCTACTGGATGCTCTAAAAAGTCGAAAGATTACTGGACATGACGCTATCTCTGCTGTGAATAGTTTTATTGAACACTATTCCGAATACGAAGAACTTATCCATTGTATCATTGATAAAGACTTGAAAACCCGTGCCGGGGATAAGATTATAAATAAAGCAATCTCAGATCATATTCCAGAATTTAGTGTGGCTCTTGCTGATAAATACGAGCCTAAAATTGTTGACTGGAAGGATGGATGGTATGTTAGCAGAAAGATTGACGGTGCTAGATGTGTTGCTATTGTTGATGCTAATGGCGATACTACCTTCTATTCCCGCACGGGAAAAGAGTTTGAGACTTTGGATATTGTTAGGGGTGGCATTAAGGGTTTGGGTATTACTAATGTAGTCTTGGATGGAGAACTTTGTCTAGTTGATGAAGATGGTAATGAAGACTTTCAAGGAGTTATGAAACAACTCAAAAAGAAGGATCATACTATTCCTAATCCTTCATTTAAAATTTTTGATATGATTAGTCACGATGAATTCTATAGCAAGAAAGGCGAGAAGAATCGTCCTTATTCTATTCGTTTGGCAAATCTGACAGAGATTATGATTAAGAACGAATGTCCATGCCTTGCTCTACTTGAACAAGAGTTGATTCATAATGATGAGCATTTTCAAGAGTGGGTTAAAGAAGCCTCCGATTATGGTTGGGAAGGTGTTATACTACGAGCAGACGAACCATATAAAGGCAAGCGATCCAAAGACCTACTCAAAGTTAAAAAGTTTTTTGATGACGAATATGAGGTTGTTGATACAGAAATGGGGCCATTCCGATATGTAAAGGATGGTGCAGAATGTGAGGAAACTATGTTGAGTTGCGTTATGATCCAACACAAAGGTCATACGGTAAGAGTAGGGTCTGGTTTTAGTATCGAACAAAGGCAAGAATTTTATAATAACCCAAAAAAGATTCTTGGGAAAATCATAACTGTACAGTATTTTGCTGAGAGTAAAAATCAAGACGGGGGACTTAGTTTGCGTTTTCCTACTTTTAAGGTTTTACATGGAGACTCTAGGACTATCTAGTATATCTCTCTTTCTTTTCGTGGTTTAATGCCAGAAATTAAAAAGATAAATTTTTCTAGATAATACCAAAAAGAAAAACTGTTAAGTATAGGATTTACAATCATAGTCATAACACAATAATTAGTATCATAGGGTCGCTTATGATGTAGTGAATGTGTTTTTTTATTCTGTAATATGTTGTAATTCTGTAAAAATCTGATTAATCTATTAGTTTTACTATGTTCCCAACAATGTATTTCATTGCTTTGAGAAGCCAATAAAAATACTAAAGAAAAAAAATAATAATTTATTATATAAAATATACCAGAAAGTATTAAAGCAGGAGTGATTGTTGTCCAATTTCTCTGCCAGTAATTACCCCTACAAAATAACATTGGATTTTTGTGATGTCTAATATTAGGTTGTATAATATATTTTCCTATAATTGGCCAATCTGGATTACCATATCTATCTTCCCACCAATGAAATATACCAGTTAATAAATCTGCAACTAATACTGCTAATATAAAATACAGAATAATCATTATTTTAAAGTCTCCCTATTAAAAAAGTTATATAATAATTATACACTTAATTAGAAATATTACAGTTTACCGATTGACAAGACGATAACACTAGTGTAGAATCGGAGCATACACTTTGGAATCAAACATTGGAGAAACCATGACAGAAGTAGTTATTGAGAAGAAACCTGTTGTAATGAGTACGTCTAAGGCAGACGAGTTTTTTAAGAATTTTCCCAAGGATAAGGTAGTTGCCTATAAAGATTATTGGGAAAGTGTTCGTCCACAAAATCATGATGATATTTTCCGCCGCTATCTGTTCAGTTTTATGAGCGTCCATACAACATGGAAATCAAATGTTAATGGGTATAATGCTATCAAAAATTTTAGCGATTGGATGGATAACAAGGAGACTCTAAGAGAGAAAATTAAGAATAGTGGTTGTGGACTTTATAATAATAGAACAAAGTTTATTTGGGCTTTCAAAGACCAATTTTGGGCTAACCCTAAAGATTTCTATTTTACAGCCAAGAAAGGTCATGTAAAAAAGAGAGATAGTATCGTAGACAAGATTAGCGGACTAGGTTCTGCCAAAATTTCGTTTTCTTTGGAACAAATTCATCCTAATGAATGTAGAGTGTTTTGTGGGGATACTCATATGCTTGAATTGTACGGTATGAAAACCCTTACATATCAGAGTAAAACTGGATTGTCTTTGTATAAGAAAATGGAAAGACACTGGAGTATTAATTGTGGAAAACTTAATGTTCCCTTGTATATTGCTAGATGTATTTTTTGGGATGCAAAACAGAATAAGACTGATTCTCGTTATTGGTCATACGTCTTTGAGGAAGAGTCTGTCATTCTATAATAATACTCAGACTCAGGAGAGTTAGAAATGAACCAAAACGGTAAAGGGTCAAAAAGACGAACTAGTTTAGTCTCCCAAGAAACCTGGGACAAAAACTACGAAAGAATTTTTAGAAAGAAGAAACATGACAAGCGTAACAAATCTAAACGAAAATAAGATTTTTTATATGCTTTGCGACTGTGATAGCGAGGTTTTAGTAATAAAATATGATAATGAACTAGGAATTGCCGATCTTGCCATATATGAATCAAACTATAGCTTTAAATCAAAAATGTCATTATGGCAGAGATTTCGCTATTGTTGGAGAGTTTTGTTTCATAAAACCCCATACTCAGATCAAATGGTATTGAAAAATACTCATTTAATTGGTCTTAAAAATTTTATTTCCAGTTTGGATCTTGAAACAACATAGGTGTATATAATTATGGGTTTAAATATTTTCTTCTCTATTATGAGGAGGTTTATATGGTTATAAAAACTATGAATAGTTATGTGGCAGACGAATTGGCTAATAAAAACTACTATTTGACTAAAGCTTTAACAGAAGCAAATAATATTATTGCAACCCTAGAAATAGAAAATAATAGATTACGGGACGTTCTTACAAATCTAGCGTCCGATAAACACGAAGATTTGAACTCAATTCTTGAGGCAAATAATGATAAATTCTGTACGGTCTAAAATAAGCCGTATTGTTACACAAATTAATAATAATGAATTTTTAGTTGAGGGTGAGATTGAATGTGCTAAATTTGGTTTTCAAGTTGATGAGTCTTTTTTGAATTTTGCAGATATACAGGGTGGCCCATTCTTGCATATTGGTCAAGACTTTTTTGGTAAAGGCAACATAAAAAATATACAAAAGATAGATTCTGGAAAAGACGATTATTTAATACTTAAAATTACTATTGATAAAGAATAATGAAAGGAGAAACTCATGAATAAACTCCTTAAATCCAAAAACAGAAAACTTTTTGGTGTGTGCGGCGGTCTTGCTGCATATTTAAGCGTAGACCCTTCTATTATTAGAATATTATTTGTTTTAGGTACTATTTTGACTGGTAGTGCCTTATTTTGGATATATATACTTTTGGCTATGGTTTTGTCCAATGAAGAAGAGTAGTATATTTCATATAATACTATTAAGTCTTTCATTAATTAATACAACAATAGCCGGAACTATAGACCCAAAAAGCAAAGATGAAGATCATATTTCTTATGGAGCTAAATATAATTCTGTTGTAGTTTTATGTTCCTTAAAAAATGAACAACTATACAAAGCATCTGCTGTTATTATCAAACCACAATGGATTCTAACCGCCGCCCATGCTGTATATGATCATCATGATCATCATATCATTTATAATGATGAAAAAACTTTTATAGATAAAATTATCTTACCTACAGATTTTAATATTAAAAAATTTGGATATAAAGATTTAGCTTTAGGTCGATTATCTAAACAAGTGGTTATAGATATTTGTCCAGAACTTTATTCAAAGACCGATGAGATAGGTCAAATAACTAGTATAGTAGGGTATGGGGACACTGGTACTTTTTCGACAGGTTCTACTATTAGAGATAATCTCAAAAGAGGAGGAACCAATACTATAGATTACATAGAAAATGATCTGCTAGTATGTTCTGTATTAAATATTCCACATACTCCAATGGAATTTTTAATTGCTAGTGGAGATAGTGGCGGAGGATTATTTATAGATAATAAATTAGCCGGTATTAACTCTGGAATATGGAATAATAATAATACCACAAAACCAAAATCAACATACTCTACTCAAAGTGGACATACAAGAATCAGTCAATTTAAAAATTGGATAATAGAAAGTATAGAGAAGTCTAGCACTAAATAATTAAATTAAAATTATAGCCATGGAGAAAACATGGTAAAATTTGTATGTGTCATATTACTATTTATTAATATATTTAATATCGCTCATGGTTCAGAACTGAGGCGTAAGGTAAGAAATACATATAGAATTAACAATATAGAACCTATAGATTTAGTATTAATAGATATACCAAAATATAGAGACATAAAATCAGACAATATAATCTATAATCAAGTATTATCTTATTCTAAAGAATCTCCATTTGGCGATCCTTATGGAAGAAGCACGAATGTACATGAAACTGTTCATGGCATAAATAATCAATTGAGAAATCAATATAAAATAGAATTAAAAAAAGATATTAATAGCTTTTATATAGGAGAAGGAAAAGCTATTATTATAGATAATCCTAATATAACTATGAGAGATATAATACCTCATATTCCATTAATAGCTAGAGGATATAGATACAACCTATATTTTGTTAAACAACTAGGCAATTGGAATGATGTTCCGACATACCCTATAGATGAGTGGTCTGCTTATATTGCTGGTGCTGAGTGTGCTGTGAACGATACTACCAATAGTATTACTATATCAAAATCTGACTATGTATCTGGAGCTTTAGAATTTAGTATATATTGTACAGCATTGTCTATGGCGATATCTAAAAAGGATTTAAATTATTGGAATAATAATAAACAATTTAAAAATTTAATACAATATTTTTTAATTAAATCAGAAAAAATATTTTTTGAAGGAAAAGACATATTCCCATCTGGTCAACAGGATGAATTACTGGATAATTTAAGAACTCATGAAGATACTAGATATATAAGAGAGTTTTTATTATCTGAATTTCGTGGTATCTTTATAAGATAAAAACACCAGTTGTCAGACAAGATTATATAACTATTATACTTAGTAGTTATCATCCATAATTTTACATAACAATATGACCAAATTCTATTCCCAATTTCAAGAAGACGAATGGATTGTCAATAATCTATCTATTCCAGATAATGGTTTTTTTATAGAAATTGGATGTGGTGCTGATGGAGTACTTCATAGTAACAGTAAATATTTTGAAGATATTGGGTGGGATGGTTTTTTAATAGAAGCAGACCCATCGGCCATAGAAGGTATACAAAAACATAGACTATGCCCAGTATTTAATTATGCTGCTTCTAATAAAGATAATACATATATAGACTTTTATATTCATGAGAATAAAGAGTATTCGGGCGTTTTAAGACAAAGTGATAAAAAAATTTCTATAAAAACAATGTCTATATATAGTTTACTTAAATATATTGGATGTTCTAGGCATATTGATATATTATCAGTAGATACAGAAGGAACGGAGATAGACGTATTAGATGGGATGATAGATATAAGACCATCTATTTTAATTGTAGAGTATAATACTGATTTAATTCAAAATAATATAAAAGGGGTATGCGATAAATTATTAACATTAAATTATGATATTAAATATGTTACAATATGTAACATTATCGCAGAATTGAGAAAAACATGAGCGTGGATCAAAAAAAAATCAAGAAGCGACATTGACAAGACCGATACTCTGTTGTACAATCCAGTGTAGTGAGTTGGCTAGGATCAATCAGAAGATTGAGGTCAACTCTCTTGGATAAGAGATTTTGGAGGTTTATTATGGCTGAAGTTACTGTTGAGAATAAGCAGACTAGGATTCGTTGCTCTGATGAGGTTTTTCTTGAGGCAGTTTACTCAAGTAAAACTTATGCTGAGATTGCTACTAAGACGGGTCAAAAGGTTCCTAGCACAATGGCTAGATATTCCCGCGTTAAGAAGGCTTTGTCGGAAAAGGGAATTACACTTCCAGAAATGGAGCGTAAGAAGCCTTCAAAGACGATTGATAATGTTGAGGCTATGGCCGACATTGTTCGTCGCCTAAAGGCTCATACAAACGGCTGATTAAACATTACAGTAATCGGCTACAACGGTTTAAATGAACGTGGGACACATTAGGAAATAAACCTCACAATCATATCTATTGTTGTAGTCGGTTACTTTTATGCTGAAGTGGCGAAACTGGCGAAACGCAGGGGACTTAAAATCCCCCACACTAGAAACACTGTGGGTTCGAATCCCACCTTCAGCACTAATTTTGGTATACAATAAAAATATAACAATCGAACTACATCATATTGATGGGTGCAGATCAAACAACAAACTATCTAATCTGCAAATGCTTTGTCCAAACTGTCATTCACAAACACATAACTACAGAAATAGAAAAAAAGGAAAACCCATGAGCAAAAATGTTCTAGAACTATATAAGATCGGAAGCAAAGTTAAGCTGGCAGACGATGTTTATGGTACAATTGTTAGTATTAATATTCATGGAG